TAACGTTACAGACCTTTCCGCGCGCGATTTTGTGGCCGCACAGGCGGGGCAAAATGAGATCACGACCCGGATCACCATCCGCTGGCGTGAAGATGTCACCGATAAACACCGTATTCTTTACCGCGGTCGCGTCTACGACATTCAGGGTGTGCTGGAAGACGACAAAAGCGGTCTGGAATATCTCACCTTGCCATGCTCACGGGGGGTAAGTGATGGCTGACGGCATTGATTTCAGTATCGTTGGCGTCGAGGCGCTGGTGGCAAAGTTATCTTCGGTCGGTGACGATCTGCGTCGGCGTGGCGGTCGGGCGGCATTGCGGCGCGCCGGCAACGTTATTGTCGAAAAGGCAAAAGCTAACGCCAGCCGTATTGATGACCCTCACACCGGGCGAAGCATTGCCGCAAACGTGGCTATGCGCTGGAATGGACGCCTCTTCAAAACCACAGGCAACCTCGGTTTCCGGATTGGCGTTTTGCATGGTGCGGTCCTGAAAAAGCACCCCGATCTCAGTGAAAATGCGCCCACGCCGCACTGGCGTCTGATTGAATTTGGTACCGAGAACGTGCGGGCTCAGCCCTTTATGCGCCCCGCGGCAGAAAACAGTGTTAGCGAGGTGATAAGCGTTTTCGCCACTGAATACGAAAAATCCCTCAATCGGGCCATCAAGCGAGCGCAGAAAAAAGGAGTGCCACCATGATCGCGCCCATCTTTTCCGTCTGTGCTTCCAGCCCGGCGGTAACCGCGCTAATCGGTGCTGATCCAGTGCGTCTTTACCCCTTCGGCCTGCAGGATGATGCTGTCGTTTACCCGTATGTGGTCTGGCAGAACGTCACTGGCTCGCCGGAAAACTATCTGGCTCAGCAGCCGGATGCGGATTCCTTTACGCTGCAGGTAGATGCATACGCCGACACGGCGGATCAGGTTATCGCCGTCGCCGCTGCGCTGCGTGACGCCATCGAGCCGCACGCGTACATCACACGCTGGGGCGGGCAGGAGAGAGACCCGGAAACAAAGCGCTACCGCTATTCCTTCGACGTTGACTGGATAGTTAAACGTTAACCCATCAACACACCGGCCATGAGCCGGTTTTTTTTATACCCGGAGATAACTATGTCAGTAGTGACTCAAGGCACTCAGCTCTTTGTTCTCGCGAACGGAGCTGTAAGCGAAGTGGAGTGCATCACTGCCTTTTCGCCCGGCGGAAACCCCGCCGACCAGATTGAAGATACCTGCCTGAGCGAGCGCAGCACGCGTACCTATAAAAAGGGTTTGCGTACTCCCGCTGCGGCAACATTAACCCTCAATGCGGATCCCGCCAATGCCAGCCACCTTATGCTGCACAGCCTGGCTGAATCTGATAACCAGGATGATCTGACCTGGGCTGTCGGCTGGGCTGACGGCGAATCAGAACCAACCGTTGCTACTGGCTCTGGCGCTGATACGGTTGATGGACTGTCACTTCCTGATGACCGCACATGGTTTGTGTTTAAAGGAAAGGTTACGGATTTCCCCTTCGACTTTGCAGCTAACACTGTGGTCTCCACCTCCGCAACGGTCCAGCGATCAGGTCCTTCTGTCTGGGTGCCAAAGGTTCAGGCTGGTAGCTAATTATGAGCGGGGTATGTTCCCCGCTCATCAATATTCTTACAGGAAATTTCATGAAACTTACTGTGGATTCATTAAAGCAGGCTGGCGCATTTACTGGCCGACCTGTCGAGAAGGAAATCACCTGGAAGCAGGGCGATCAGGAATTAACGGCGACCGTATATGTCCGACCAATGGGTTATCACAATGCGGTTACTAACGTTCTTTCTATTGCTGGAAAAATCGATGGTGTCGCCGGGCGCATCGCATCTTCTATTTGCGATGAAAATGGTAATCCTGTTTTTACCGTCGCTGACATTACTGGCGAAGCAGACCCGGAGCGTGGTGCGCTTGATGGTGCACTCGCCGTAGCGCTGCTTATAGCCATCCAGCAGGTGAACGACATGGGAAAGGCGAACTCAGCGCAGACGACGAGTTCTGGTGTGAATTAGTTCTCAATGGGATTGGCGGCCGCACCATTGCTGAGGCAAAAGAGCGAATAAGCATCACTGAATATCGCGACTGGATCCTCTACCGGAAAAAATTCGGTAGCCTCAATGGGATGATGCGCACCGAATGGGCCGCTGGTCTTATTTCTTCTGTGCTGGCAAACGTCAACCGCGGAAAAGACTCGCCTCCTTTCAAAGTAACAGATTTCACCCCACACATTAACGAGCCTGCCATTTCACTGGATCAGGCTATGCAGGAGTGGACATAGCATGGCTGGTAAATCCCTCGGCACGCTTACCATTGATCTGATAGCGAAGGTCGGTGGATTTGTTTCAGGCCTTAGCCAGGCTGAAAGAGCATCTCAGAAATGGCGCAAGCAGGTACAGGCTGATGCGAATGCGGCTGCTGTAGCGTTTACTGGATTTGTAACGGCTGCCAGTGCTGCAGCTATCGGCGCTGGCGTGGCGGGTTATAACCTGCTTAAAACCACCTCTAAGCAGATTGCAGAAACAGACCGTTGGGCTAAATCGCTTAACATGTCCACTCAGTCTTTACTTGCCTGGCAGTACGCAGCAGAAAAGGCCGGAGTTTCTGGCGATCAGATGGCCGACATCTTTAAGGATATTGGCGATAAGATTGGTGACGCGGTACTCAATAAATCTGGTGAAGCTGTAGATGCGCTAAATGCTCTTGGCTTATCTGCAAAGAAGTTAGCCGGTGAGTCTCCAGACAAGCAGTTACTGGCTATTAGCAATGCGCTGGGCAAGATAAACACCAATGCCGAAAAGACAACAATCCTTGAGAGTCTTGGTAATGATCTCTCCAAGCTGTTACCGCTTCTTGATCAGGGTGGTGAAAAGCTTCGTCAGTATATGGAAGCGGCCAAACAGTTTGGAGTAGCTCCTGACGACGCGGATATTGAGAAGCTTGTAAAAATTAACGCCTTGTTTGAGGACATGGAGACTCAGGTCAATGGCGTAAAAATCGAAATAGCGACGGGTCTTGCGAGCGTGGATCTGTCAGGACTGAAGAACGCCATCACAGATATGGGTGATGTATTCAAAGACCAGGAGGTTATCCAGGGGTTAACAAACCTTGTTGGAGGAGTGGTCGAACTGGCTACGTGGCTCGTTAAGGTTGGAGCAGAAGCCGGTAAGCTTATAGACCTGTATAAAGGCGGGAAAGCAGTCAGCGATGGGGCTTCCGTAACTGACATTGAGAGGCGTCTCAATAATCTCAGGGCTGATGTTGAGGACCAGGGTTTTCTTGCCAGTTTCAACAGAATTGGCATGGACATTGATGGAAAGAAAGCGGAAATAGCTCAACTTGAGCGTCGCCTTTCTATCATGAAGGCAGGAAACAACCTTCCTCTCTCTCCAGCTACAGTTGGCTCTGCGCCTGCATCACGTGGCGATTACAGCCTCGGTAAAGGCGAAACAAATGGTAAAACAACTGCTGATACCTCAGCTAAAAAACTTGAGACTGCATTCAAATCTCTTGAGATGAGTTATCAGCGTCAGATCGCGCTGATTGATACCACCGGTAAAAAAAATCAGGAAGTAACCGAGATTGAAAAGCTTCGATTTGACTTCACCTCAGGGAAGCTGACCGGGATAAATGAAGCGCAGAAAGAGCGTCTGGAACAACTGGCCACGGAGATAGACAGGCTTAATACGCTCAAAAAGGCCAACGAAGAAAACCTTAAACTCGCTGAGTTTACGTCTAATCTTCGCAAGCAAAACCAGAATGACAAGGCAGCTAATGACGCTGACTTTGTTGGCGCAGGTATGGGGGATAAGACCCGCCAGCGCATGAAGGATCTGCTGGATATCGAGCGTAGTTTTCTGGACAGACAGGCAGATCTCCAAAAGCAGTATCAGAGCGGTGATATCAGCAAATCGCTTTATGACCAGGAAACTGCTGCTCTTCAGAATGCACTTAACGAGCGGTTAGAAATTCAAGAGGACTATTATCAGAAATCAGATGAACAAATGGGTGACTGGCAAAGCGGCATACTTGATTCCTTAAACGATTATGCCGATAGCGCTTCGGATTATTATCAAATAGCTGCCGATAGCATGACATCCATTCTCGGTGGGGCGACAACATCTCTAGCCGAGAACCTTGAAGACTTAATTACCGGGGCTGAAGGATTAGGGGACTTTTTCAGTAATATTTTTGATGACCTTGGTCAGACAGTTATTAAAACGCTCACTGACATGGCTGCTCAGTGGCTTGTGTATCAGGCTGTTCAGCTCATGGTTGGCAGAACAAGTCAGGCATCAGCTGCAGGCACTCTTATCAGCAATGCCCAGGCTACATCATTACAGGCCCAGCTTGCGGCCTATGCCTCTACTGCTGCCATCCCTAT